AACGCTTAACGTTAAAGCCACTCTTGCGTAAGTTCCATAACAACATACCAGTTGGGTATAGTGCAGGATCTGGACAATCTGTGTCTACAAAGTCACTTATAAGTAGTTCTGCAATAGTTGCGCTTGGTGCGTCTGTTGCTGTACCGCCTGTGTCGCCTTCTCGTGCATCTGCAAATAGTACACCATTTTCTGTAGTTTGATCTGCTTTATCAAGTAAGATCCACTTCAATAATGTTGCGTTCCATCTGTAAATTGCTGGATAGCTTTCAACGTCTGCTGTACTAACCCAAATATCACCTTCAACTAGTGCTGTTAGATCTGATTGTACAGTAGGAGCTGTTGCTGCTACTTGTGGACCATCTGGACTAGTGCCACTATATGGACTAGAAACTGCTGATAAACCAGATCCTCCAACGTAGTTAAGACCAACCCAGTCACTACCGTTATGTACAAGGATGTCAACTTCATCAGTTACACTGTTGTACCATAACTGCTTGGATGTTGCTAAACTTAATGGAACTGTGCTTGATGCTGTGTAAACCAATGGCTTCCAGTTTGAAGCTACTAAGCCAGTTGCTGCTGGACCAGTGTATAAGTTAGCTGTAGTTGCTGCTGCAAAACCGTATAGTGCTAGTCCGCCGTCGGTATCAACAAGATAAATGTCGCCGCCTAATTTGTGCTGGATTACTACTTTATTGTTTGCGTCAACTAATGCTACAACATTAACTAATCCTTTAGCGTTAATAGCTGCTGCAAGTAATTCAGCATCAGTAGAAGCTGCTGTAGATGTAACACTTACTGTTACTGCTGATGTTAGTACTGCACTATTAGCTTTAGTTTCTTGTATAGTAAATGTGTAAGTTGCTGCTGTTACGGCAGCGGCTACGGTAGTACCAGTAACGCTAGTTGCGCCTGACGCTACTCTAGAATATAACTTGTAGTTACCAATTGGGTTAGCAAGCTCGTCTACGTTAGTCTTAACATATAGTGCGCCTGCTGCAAGATTTGCACCGCCGCCTGTTTTATCAAGTCCGTAAATTGCGCCTTGTGCTGTAGTATACATTGGTGCTGTTACAGTTGACCAAAGCTGTGTAGCTGTGCTGTACTGCTTTACACTAATGTTTGCTCCGCCATTTGGAGTAGTTGTTTTAATCCAAACACTTCCACTTGGTGCTGGAGAAGTTGCTCCAGTTTTATATGTAGGAACACTAGTATGTGGTGCTGCTTCTAATCTTGGACCGCTGTATGTTGCTGCTGTTATACCTAAGTCACCCATCAATCCAGCTGAGCCTTCAGCAACTGCTATTTTGCCATCAGCAACTGAACCGTTTGACTGACTTGCTGCATCTGCATAAAGCTCAATTGATCCATCAACTAATGCTGATGTTACGCCTGCAATACCTGCTGCGTTAATAATTCCAACAAGCTGGGCAATAGTTGTACCTGTTAATGCAACAGCAGTACCGTTAATGCTAATAGTTTCACTTGTAGTTAGTACTGGATTTGTTGTTGTGCCGCGTGTTGCAGCCCAACTTGCCTTCCAAGGATTGCCGCCGACTTCTACCCAAGTACCTGTGTTAGTTGCTCTTTGTGCAGTTGTGCCATATCCTGGTGACTTGTAATACAAACGGTTCATTGTGTCGTTTGCGTCAATTGCATAATCGCCAATTTGGCCAATTGATGCTTTTGGTACTCCAGCTAATGCGTTACCAACTAAGTCAGTTACTACTGTAAGTACCGTGCGTGATTGCGCTGTAAAGCTTTGTCCGCCTACAACACTAACTGCCGAGCCGTTCCATTCAAGTATACCGTAGTTACTAATGCTAGTATCATTCCAGTATGCATTGTTTGCTGCTTCGCCACCTGGTGCTGTTGCACTTGCTGTAAGCTCTGTTGCGTCTAAATCTGCGCGAACTACATATGCACGATTCGAAACGCCTAATGTAGAGTAAGCAGCTTGTAAACCGTACTCGTTAAGCTCTCCGCCGTGAATCATATTACCGTTGGTGTCACTGTAAAATAGTGGATCGCCAAATGTTTCACCTAGCTCGCGTTGGCTGGTGATTAAGTATGGTTTGCCTGCGTTTGTTTTAGTAGTGCCTACTGCTGTTCCTGTGCCGCTACTTTTAGTTTTATTACTAGCTGTAACTACAAAGATCATAGGGACCGTTCCAGCCGCTGCTGGTGTGTAGAATGATTCGTCAATTACTTTGACTTCTACACCTGGTGATACTAATGCCATGTTATCTCTCCTGTTGGATGGTAAGTGTTTGTGTTCTTATACAGTATTTATTACATTGACAATAAAACACCTAACAAACACACCCGAAAAAGGCACCGAAAAGGTGAGGTAAATACAATATGAGACCTTTATGTATATGCAAGCAACGACCGGCGGCTATTAACTACCGCAAAGATGGAAAAACTTATTATAGAAAGAAATGCGAAACGTGTTTGCGTAATGGCATTGGTCACGGAATACCGTTATGGAAACAACGTGGATACGATAAGAAAGATTCATGTGAGAAATGCGGGTTTAGAAGTACGTACCCAGAAGTGTTTAATGTATTTCACATGGATGGAGATTTAAAGAATTGCAGACACACTAATCTTAAAACTATATGTGCTAACTGTCAGCGCACAATACAAAAAGAAGGTATACGCTGGAAGCAGGGAGATTTACGTCCTGACTTCTAAGTGAGTCATTAACTGATCTAAATTAAACTTTAAATCTTCTAATGTGCCATTGTTGTCAATTGTAAAGTCAGACATCCATTGCTCTAAGCTCATTGAGTCGGTAGATTCAGCTTCTAGATGTATACTGCGATCAACCCAAATACAGTAATCAAATACGCCAGTGTTTTGCATTGCAAAGAATTCACGTTTGTTGCGTAACCCACAATAGATATCGTAAGCTTCAAACATCTCTCTACCTAAAGTTGCTGCATCAGGAACATTATAATCACAAATAGCATTATACCATTCTGCTCTGTGATTATGCCTGTCAGCATAACACTCTTCCTCATTAGCGTATCCATACTTTTCCTTTAGGTCATTATATATAAATTGTAAACTGCAAAATTTCGAACTGCTTTCAAAAGTGTACCCGTAACTGTCACGTAGCATCTCACAAACTGTGTCTTTACCATGTCTGCCGTGTCCGATTACTAATAACTTGGGGTTGCTCATATGAATCTCCTAACTAATTATATATATTATACATTAAAAGTTAGGAGCTGTCAAGTATTTTTATCCTATTAAGAAGCCGTATCCTGTGCCACCAGCAACTGCCATGGAAACTTCTGATTCGAGTTTGTCCATTTCTTGCTGTGCTTCTGCTTTAAGTGTGTCGCCATTTAGCGTCGATCCGCCTTGTGGTCCTGCAATAGTAGCAAACTTACTACGTGCTTCGCCTAGCATATATTTGCATGCTGCTAGTGTATAATCCTTCAGCCATTGTATTGCTAGATAGTCTGCTAATAATTCACTGTCTGGACGATAGTTATAAGCAAATAGTAATAATTCTTCTTCTGCTCTCGGACGTTGTAACAATGTTAGTTTCTTATTAGTATTATTCCATACAAACTCAATTTCTGAGCCGAACATGCGTCCAACTAATTCTTGGTGCTGCGAAAACATATCGTATGTTGCTAGTCCGCCTAGTTTAGAACCTGTTAACAAATATGTATTTGTGTAAGCTGCGTTAAACGGTTCAAATGAGCTTCCGCCTCCGCCACTATTGCCGCGAGAGCCAATGCTTCGGCGATGCAATTTACGAACTTCCATTACTACATTAGGTAATACATATTCGTTTTGATCTGTGACAGTGGTTAAGAATAAGTAGCTCTCTTCCACTGAATTATCTGAACGTTGTCTAAAACGTGTTAGTGCTTTTGTTAAAGCTGCTTGGTAATGTATTGGATCAAGTTCGACATCAACCATGCCTCCACCGAGGAATGTATGTACATAATCAAATACTTCTTGCTTTTGTGTTGCTGTTGTCATGTGAAGTTCTCCATTAGTATTTATCTTAACGATAAATATGTATAACGAATAGGAGAAGAGCTATCCCTCGCTTATCATTATATAAACCAGAACGTGGCAACGATTACTATTTCTTGGACAAACAAATCCAAGAAATGTTCACCATCGGTGGCACCGACCTTAACATTCACAAGTTCTTAGGAGCTGAAAATCCTGCTGTGGGTGAAGGTACCGCAGATCAGCCAACATACGATGCTGTTAAAGAAACTAATATACAAGACTTATTATTTCTTGAAAACAGAGACAGAAAATATGATCCTGATGTTTATAGTATGCGAGGTATCTACAATATTCAAGACATTGATTTTGATTTAAGTCAATTTGGATTATTTCTAAGTAATGATACATTAATGCTTACTATACATATTAATAGTAGTGTTAAAACCTTAGGTAGAAAAATTATGTCAGGTGACGTAATTGAGTTACCACATTTAAAAGACGAACATGCTCTTAATGATCATAGAGTTGCACTTAAACGCTTTTACGTTGTAGAAGATGTTAACCGAGCAGCAGAAGGATTTAGCCATACTTGGTATCCACACTTATATCGTTTAAAACTAAAGCAGATATACGATGGTCAAGAATACGCAGAAATAATGGATCTTCCTATGGAAGAAGGGTCTGCTGATACACTTAGAGATCTATTATCTACATACGATAAAGAGATGCAAATTTCTAATGCAGTTGTTGCGCAAGCAACTGCTGACGCTCCTAAGAGTGGCTACGATATAAGTCATTACTACTCTATTGCTACAAATGATGACGGTAGTGTTGCTATTCAATCAGCAGATGATACAGATATAGATGCAAGTAATTCTAACTTTAATGCTGACGCTATTACTGGCAGACCTGACAGAGAAGGTTATTCAGGATACCTTGTTGGCACAGGCGATGTTGCTCCGAATGGTGCACCATTCGGCTTTGGCATACAGTTCCCAACTAATAACGAAGACGGTGATTACTTTTTACGTACAGACTTTTTACCAAATAGAATGTTCCGGTATGATGGCGCACGTTGGGTTAAAGTGCAAGATGATATCAGAATGTCACTAAGTAATACACTTGAACGACAGACGCAAAAGTCATCGTTTATTAATAATACTAAGACTGCCACTATTGATGGTGAAGTAGTCCAAGAGAGACAAAGTTTGTCCAAAGCACTTAAACCTAAGGCGGATAATACATAATGCAACATTTTTATGATGGTCAAGTAAGGAGATACCTTACACAAATGATGCGTATACTTGCAAACTTTCCTGTACAAGACGGCAAAGGTGTGCAGAAAGAAGTTCC